GAGCGAGTTGCAGAATATCCGCGCCTTCGGCACCGCCGATCAACTGATGTCGTTGCAGATCGAGATCTCGCGCCGTCAGCAGAAGATTAAGCGCAACATGGCGCTGACCTGGGAGAATCTGAAGCTCGGCGCGGTGCAGGGCTCGGCGCTGGATGCCGACGGTTCGACCATCTACAACTGGGCGACCGAATTCAGCCAGTCCATTCCGGCGGAGATCAATTTCGATCTCGAGAACGCGAGCCCCGCGTCCGGCGCGGTGCGAAAGCTCTGTACCGAAGTGGTGCGCTCGATCCGCCGTGGGCTGAAAGGCAAACCGATGAGCCGTATCGTCGGCATTTGCGGCGACGCGTTCTGGGACGATTTTACGGCGCACAAGGAAGTGCGCGAGACCTACAAGAATTGGGCCGCCGCCGCCGATCTGCGTAACGACGTCGGCGCCGCATGGTCCGGCTTCCGCTACGGCGAAATCAACTTCTTCAACTATCGCGGCACCGACGACAATTCGACGGTGGCAGTGCCGAATACCAAGTGCAAATTCTTTCCGGTCGGCTCCGGCATTTTCCGCTGGGCCATGTCGCCCGGCGAAAGCTTCGAATTCGTCAACACGCCTGGGCAGCTCGTCTATTCGCGCATCGTGCTGGATAAGGACCGCAACTCCTGGGCCGATGTCGAGGAATATTCCTACCCGCTGCCGATCTGCACCATGCCGCAGGCGCTGGCTGCCGGGAAAAATACCTCGGGCGGCTGATCTTCAGCGCTTTGTTGTGAGGCGGTCCTCATGAGCCTATTCGAGGACGCTCTCGCCGCCGCTTCCACCGCGATCGACGGCGCCATGGCAGACGACGAGGGCTGGATTTATCAGCCCGTCGCCGTCGCCAACGGCGATGTGAATGATCGCGCCGCACCCGATCCGGACCGCGCGGCGATCCCGATCGATGGCGTGTTTATCGATCCCTATGCGCGGGCGCATTCCGGTCCGTCGCGGCACCAGGGCCTCAAGGCGGAACGGCCCGGGCATGCCTCGTCGAGGCCGCAGATCGATTTCGATCTGACGCAACTGCCCTATAGGCCGCGGAATGGCGACCGGGTGAGAAGGCTCAAGACCGGTAAGACCTATCACCTCGCTGAAGTCAAATTCCCCGCCGCCGGGCCGCGTGCGCAGATCGATTTGAACGAGATTTAGGGGGCGCCCCATGAAGTCTTGGCGTAGACGTTGGATCGCTGTCGCAGCGCTCGTCTTGCTGTTACCGGCGGCGCTCTACGGCGTTGCGCGGGCAAACGGAACCGACGTTGGCGATCTCATAACTCTCTATTTCCAGGGCGCGCCGCTATCGTCGGGAAATCCGCTGCCGGTCACCATCACCGGCACGTTGACGTTGTCTCCCACTGTCACGTCGAATGACGGCGGTACGGCGGCGACCGGCATTTCGCAGCCGAGCGGTGGCTCCGGATTGTCCGGCTGGCTTTCCGGCATTTACAGCCGACTTTTGTCGATCAGCGGCAATGTTGGCGGCTATGGTTTCTTCGTTTCGGTGACGCCGACGATCCAAAATGCATCCTATGTTTCCGGCAATTGCATGGGCGGTTTCCAGGCCGTTGCCGCGGCGCGAACGTCCGGCGGCTCCGGTATCGTCAACAAGGTAACGCTGATCTCGAAGGGCGCTCTCGTCGCCGCGAAGCAAATCTTCCTCTTCACCGCCAATCCGTCGGCGTCGACTTGCACCGATAAGGGCGCCTTTACGATCGCCGCGGCCGACCTGCCGAAGTTGATCGCAACGTTCTCGCTCACGCCTGCCGTCCCGACCGGCGGCGCCGCTTCGGAAGCGGAAGCCTCCAGCCTGGGCGATCAATTCGTGACCAGCGGCAACGCCAATATTTACGCCGCCATCGTCGAGACGACGACGGAGACGCCGGCTTCGACCTCCGATCTCGTACTCAATGTCGGCGGCACCCAGAATTAAGGCGTCGCGCGAAGGGCTGGCAAATGGCGCTCTATCGCACCGCGCTGCGCCTCGCTACCGTCGAAGCGCTGCGGCCGGCGAAGCTTCTCGGCACCCAGGGTCCGTGGCCGACGCTGGCTGGGGCTTGCGTGTTCGACACCCGCATCGATCCGATCGAGGATCTGGCGCAGGGCGGCAGGAAACCGGTCATCGCGGTCTACACCGAGGGCGATATCGGCTACGGCAGCCAGAAGCGCGGCGGGCCGCCGTTCCGCCGCGAAGTCGATCTGGTGTTCGAGATTTCCTCGATCGAGCTGGCGCCGAGCGACGCCGATCCGGGCGTGTTCGTCGCCGGCGTGTCATGGACCGACGCTGAACTCGAGGCCACGCTCGATCGCATCGAGACCGAAATCTATTACGCATTGTTGTTCGCCACCCGCGGCCCCACCATGAAGGTCGGAGAGCTCACCAAGACGGTATGGCGCGCGCTGACCGGCTCGATGGTCAGCGACCCGCGCTCGCATCCGCATCGCTCGTCGGAAGAAGGCGCCCGCTATGCCATGCGGACGCTGACCTGGAAGGTGCAGGTCGCCGACGATTGGTTCGACGGCTCGCCGCGCGAGCAATTGAAAGGCTTCGACCGCTTCCCGGAGCCGCTGCGCTCGGCGGCGCAAATTTTGAGCGACTGCTCGCTCGCCAATGCGCGGCTGCTGGGCGGCCTCGCCGACGGCATGCCGGCGCCGCCGCCGCTGCCGCGACTGAAAAAAGTCGGGCTCGATATCGAGATCATTCCGCGCAGCGGCAAACGCAGCGGCGCGGCCAATGTGAGCGCGCTGATCGGGTTGCCGCTATGGACCGAGCGCAGATCGTAGGGTGGGTTAGCGCCGCGGGCGCGTAACCCACCGTCTCGCCTCACGGCGGGTTACGCCGCTGCGCGGCCAACCCACCCTACATTTCCCCGGGAGCAAACAAATGGACAACGTGTTCGTCAAGCCGCGCGCGCCGAACAAAGACAACGGCGAGACCGTAGTCATCGTGCGCGATCCGGTCAGCCGTTTGCCGTTGCGGCCGGACGGCGAATGGAAAGAAGCCACGCAATATTGGCTGCAGCGCATCGCCGAGGGCGACGTGATCGACGTCACCGCGGCGCAGAAGAAGTTGCAGGTCGACGAGGACGCCAAGGCCAAGGCCGATGCCGGCGCCGCCGCCGCGGCGGCGCAGCTCGCCGCCGATCAGAAGGCGGCCGGTCGGAAATAACCTTCCGCCGTCATGCCCGCAGTCGTTGCGGGCGCAAAGACGTGGATGGCCGGAACAAGTCCGGCCATGACGCTTCCGCACAAATCGAGGACAACCCATGGCCTCTCCCATGAGCAGCGTGCCGTTCGAACAGGTGCCGTCGAATATCCTGGTGCCGTTCTTCTGGGGCGAGTTCAATTCCGGCGGCTCGCCTTACGAGAGCTTTCCGCGGCCGTTGTTGCTCGGGCAGATGGTGACGACGACCGGCGGTCTGTCGCTCGCCGGCAACGCCACGCCGGGCCAGGTCTACGGCCCGATCGCGTCGCATGACGACGCGGTGGCGCGGTTCGGCAATTGTTCGATGCTCGTGGCGATGTACGACAAAGCGGCGCAAGCGGCGCCGTTGCAGCCGTTCTGGGCGCTGCCGATCGCCGATCCGACCGGCGCCGCCGCGGCAGGCAGCATCGTCTTCACGGCGCCGGGCATTACCGGCCAGGCCATCCTCTATATCATGGGCCGGCAGGTGACATTCCAGGTCAATGCCGCCGACATCGCCTCGACCGTCGCCACCAATGCCGCGGCGGCGATCAATGCGCTCAATGCCGCCAACGCGTTACCGGGCTCGAACTGCCCGATCGTCGCTACGGCGTCGAGCGGCACCGTGACGCTGACCTGCGCCCATCTCGGCCTGCTCGGCAACGGGCTGGAGACCATCGTCGCGGCCGATCAGCCCAACGTGCTCAACGGCACCAATGCCGTGGTGACCGCGCTCACCGGCGGCTCCGGCACGCCGACGCTGTCGACGCCGCTCGCCGCGCTCGGCTCGGTGCCCTACGACTGGATCGCCGCGCCCTATACCGATTCCACCTCGCTCGCCGCGGTCGCGGCGTTTCTCAACGACCAGAGCGGCCGCTGGTCGCCGGCGCAGCAACTGTTCGGCCACTACACCACCGCCTATCTCGGCCAATCGCTGTCGACGCTGACCACCTTCGGCAACACCCAGAACAGCCAGCACGTCACCGTTTTCGGCGGCTTCGGCTCCGGCGTCTCGCCGTCGCCGCCCTGGGAGGTCGCGGCTTCCTTGGTCGGCACCGAAGCGCTGCATCTCGCCAATCCGCCGGAATTGTCGCG